AATCCCAAAGAGGCTTATCATTAACTAAGGGTTTTAGATTATTCATGCAGCACCTTGACCAGTGTTAGCTGAGAAGCCCTGTTCTCCTGGTGTAGGTACTTGACCTGTTCCTATGGTGCCTCCACCAGCACCTGTAGGATCACCCGCCTGAGCACCCGCAGGGCCAGCCTGAGGAGCTATTGGTTTTCCGTCTGGACCTACTTGAGGAGCAGGGGCAGGATTAGCTTCCTTCCACTTCTTCAGTATCTCTGCTTGAATTGTAGCATCAGACATAGAGTTGACAAGTTTATCTGGATCAAGATCCATAGACTTAGCAATCTCACGAATGATATAATCCATCTTAGCAAAGGGTGCTAGTGCTGGATTCTGTACAACTTGTAGGAATTGCATCAAGCGTTGGCTCCGTACCTCATTAGCCATTAGGCTTTCTGTACCACGAGCTTTGACATCAAGATCACCTTTGATCTCTTCGTCATAATCAAACTGCATGTTAAAGTTAAAGAAGGCTTTGGCAAGTGGACCTAGCAAGTAGTCATCTACGTTTTTAACTACGTTACGAATACTACCATTAGCTGCAGACATAAGCATAGAGATACCAGAGGCGGTACGTCCTACTCCAGATACGCCTGTCTGACCGTGAGCAAAGGAAGGGAAACCTGTAGACTCATCCGACAATACACGAGCCTTATCAAACATCTGCATGTTCTCATTAGACACGTTAGGAAACTTTGTACCGTAAATAGCCTGACCAGGAGCACCACCTTGACGACGAAAGACTTTTCCTGGATATACTGATAGGTCTTGTCCTGGGACTAAGTTAGTCTCATCAACCTCAATCAACATATTACCAGATAATGCAGCATTGTCAACAGCCATACGCATAAAGCCATTCATCAAAGTCTGAGTATCATCCATGTTCTCAGCAATACCTACACCAAATAAACTGTAAGGACTTACTTCATAAGGCACAGCATAGTAAGGAATAAGAGTTGGAGTAAACGGATTCATAACCAAACGAAGAACTTGGTTGTTACAAATCCAAATATTAACAGACACTTGATCTAAATCTTTAAGGTTATCAGGGATTTCTACATCATGACCTTCAAGAACTTCTACATCTACATTACCCCAGAACTCTAGGACTTCATAACGTTCTGCTTTAGAATCATTGGAATCATCTTCCATGACCTGCTCCCACCACTCCTTAGTATAGGACTCGCCCATATTAACTGCAGTGTCGATAGCATTCTTACGAAAGAAAGGTCTACGCTTAAGAGCACGGATTTGAGTACGAGACATCTTGTGACGTTCAATTACATACTCAGCTTCATCCATGTTGGCTGCATCTGGATCTGGATAAAAGTTCCAAATAGATACAGAAGAAGTCTGTGGTACTGTTTTAATTATAGGCTTGTACTCACCCTCTACATACTTAGGATATTCTTTATCTACAGCAAACGGACCCTTCATCACACCTGTACCAAACAAGGCGCATTCAAAAGCAGCAACACGTAGTTGCTTGTTTGCATTAGATTCTTCTAACTGGTCATGGATTTTCTTTTCCATTTTCTTTGCGGAGATCATTGCGGGATGCACAGTAATCTCTGTAGCAGTTCCGCTTTCACCTTCTTTAAGCATATCTGCTACAGGTTCTAGTTCACTCCTAGCACCAGCTAAACGTTCTCTAAGGTCTACAACAGTCTCACCAGGAAGTAGTGATGAACTCTTAGGTCCAAATTGTTCCTTAGCTTTTTGCATATCAGGATTAGATTCAAAGAATACAGACTCTGCTACACCTTCAGGTAACGTAGTAGGGTCAACTGTAATTGGAAACTTATGGTTACCAAACAGAACATCTACGATCTGACCATAGGCAGCAAGAACTTTTGTCTTAGTAACCTTAACAAAAATACGAGACTTCTCTGTAGAAGTAAACTGTACATCAGGACCATAGAGACCCCTGTAGTTACGGTAAGCTTGTACCCAACGTGTCTCTTCAGTCTCTCTTGCAGTAGAAGCTTTAGAATAGTGTGCTCTCACAAATCCAATTACAGTGCCTGCATTAGGATCAGAATAACTATCTTCGTCCATATCCTCTACGGCATTAGACTCCACTGAATCCATAGCCATTTCATTTTCAAAGAAATCATCTTCTTCCATTATTTTTCCTTAGTAACCGAAGGTTGGGTCGCTTGCTTGAAAACCTGGATTAGATGCAGGGTTATAATCAAACAAACTACTTCTGGGTCTTGTCATAATTCCATACCGTAAAGCATCGTATAGGTGATCCTCAGCATGTGTATCTACATCTTCTGGATTTTTTTTATCTAAAGGTAAAGCTGGTAGTTGAGAGATAATATTAGAACAAGTATTAAAAAACACTAATCTAGGTTCTTCAGTCCATTCGTCTACTTGTAATCTTCTATGTAACTCGTTCTTACCTGCTACACGAGAACCTTTAGATCTATCTGCAGGTCTCCATCTGCACCCACGCATAATCATTTGTTCTGCTAGGGAAGGGCCGGTGTCACCACGCTTGTGCCACAAACTACTGTCGAGTACACCATAACGTATTTTCTCTTCAGATTCAACATCTAATATCATATCAGCTAAATCAGTAGCAATAACTTTAGATACATACATCTCCCTATAAACAATGAGTTGCTCGTCAGGGGCTACTGCAATCCATACAACTCCTGTATAAGAACCGTAACCATAGTCACACGCACGAAACTTAGCCCAACTATCAGGTATATCAAAAGGTTCTACTACGTGTATATGCCTATTAAACTCTGAGAAGGCTGCACCTTCATTAATATCCCAGTCACCTTCTAACAATTGCCTGCGTTGATGCTCAGGTAACGACAGAAGGTTAGCTTCATACATGCCATCTTCTGCTAAGTAAGGGTTATCAAACAAAGTGGCAGGTATAAACCTACGTTTAAAGAGTGGTTCACCTTCTCTGCTGTGACCTGAGGGCCAAGTGATAGTTTCTCCTGTTTCTCTGTCAGTAGCCCAGAAAGCAGTGTCAGGTACATCAGGATCAATAAAAGTCTTCTTAACCCACTGGTGACCAGGCCCTCCTGGGTTACTTGTTGCTCTCATATGGAGAGGTAACCCTGAATCTTTAGTAGTACGTAGCCTTGAGCGCATGTAATCCCAAGGGTATGGCGTAGGCCACTGTGTCATCTCGTCAAAACCAATCCAATTAAAGGCTTGACCCTGATATCTCATAACGTCATCGTCCCTATCTAGGTAGGACATCCACAGAGTAGCACCTGAGGGTGCAACCCATGTCTTATCCCGTTCCATAAACTTGATCCCAGGTATTGCCTTGGGATAAAGGAGCTTGGAAACAGATATAAGCTCTCTTAGCTCTTCTGTACTCCTACGTACCAGCAACATAGTGGCATGTGGGTTGTTCAACCAGCGTACAGGGTCTGCAATCATAGCGTATGACTTGCCACCTCCAGCAGATCCACCGTATAGTACCTCTTGTTCAGTCGAAGCTAAGAAATCTGTCTGTGGACCTGGGTTAGGTTCAAAGATAATCTCCCTTATTGCTTCTTCTACCTCAAACTCAGGCGGCTTGACCTGTGCTGGCACTGTTATCTTTTCTAACTCTTGCACCGATACGTTGGTTTTCGAGCTTTTCGGCTTTCTCTGCGGCTTCTTTGTACTTTTCTGCATAGAAGCGTTGGATTGAAGCTTCTTTTTTACGTTTTTGCTCAAGTTTAACCCTCTGCATTAGACCCACATGAGAGATGTAGCGGCCTGAGGTAGTACTTAGCCAATTAGAAACCTCACGGAGACTGTATTGCTTAAGATACTTCTTAGCTTGCTCAAATAATTCTAACTCTTCTGGGATTGGTAACAGTATATCAGAGTCTTCGGGGTCTTGTCTATAGCCAAATGGTATAACCCTACCAACTCTTACTACTGAAAGCCATTCATACTCTCCCTCTACTTCATTTGGTTGAGGAAGTTGCCAAGTTTTTTTAATCTTCATGTGCTTTAGGTGGCAATATAAACAAAGGACTCTCTGATTTAACTTCTACTTTATCTGTTTTAACAAATCCAGCTCTGTCTAAGAGATCTTTTGCAGCTGCCATCTTTTCTTTGTTACCCAAGTCTGTTGGGTTTTGCATTATATCCAGCATAGAGAAAGCAGCTTGAGGCCCACGAGTAGCTATAAACTTTTTCGTAAGCTCTGCAATCTCTTCTTGCAAGGTGTTCATGATTGTAGTTGAAGCAGTTCCAGAAGCATACCCTGCAAGCTCTGTAGCTCTTGCAGGGATACCTCTTGCTTCCTCAAATAGGACAGCTAGGAATTTTTCTTGCTTCTCTGTTAAAGTTCGGCTCATATATTCCTTGCCTTTATCTTTTTACTTTAAATACTTTAGGCCTTCTAAGACTTATAGCAGGTA